CAAAACTTAACAGGAGAATAAAAATGGAATGGAATGTAAAAACAGTTGACGTACACCCTAAAGAAGAAGGGCATGATGATGTAATCTATAATGTGCATTGGTCAGTATCTAAAGAAGATGGAGAATACTCTGCATCATCTTATGGTACTCAAAGCATAGATACATCTGATCTATCTAACTTTAAACCTTTTGATGAAGTAACATCAGAGATGGTTCAAGGTTGGGTTACAGAAGCTATGGGCGAAGAAGAAGTTGCTAACTTAGAAGCAAATTTAGATTCACAAATAGAAAATCAAAAAAATCCAACTTCAATTACTAAAACTTTAGATTCTTAGTATATAATTTAATTTTAATAAACTTATAGGAGAGTTAAATGAGTAAAGAAGAAAATAAGATGGAAAACCAAGAACCAGTAGTAATTACATATAATGGCACAGAATACAGAGCTTCTGATCTAAATGAAGACCAAATGGCTTTAGCTGCTAAATTAAACATTGCTGGTAAAAAATTAGCTAGACTTCAAGAGTTCTATGATGATTATGTCATCACAAATGAATACAAGAATCTTTGTATTGAATCATTTGATAGAGCTATCAACGCTGAAGATGTGGCTGAGGTAGTAGAGGAAGAATAATGGCTGCTCGTAAGACTGCTAATGATGTTCATTCAGACTTACGAGTTCACGAAAAAATGTGTGAAGAACGCTGGAAAACTATTTATAGAAAAACTGATGACTTACAAGCATCGGTAAATAGTATGAAGGGTTGGCTGTTAGCAGGTCTTACAACAATACTAATTAGTATGTTTACTCTAGTCCTCAGAGGTTTAATTTAATCCAAATTAATATATGATAGACAAACTTATCGAACCAGTTAGCAACATTTTAGATAAATTTGTTGCTGATAAAGATTTAAAAACAAAACTATCTCATGAACTTGAGAAAGAAATAATATCGCTTAATAAAGCACAATTAGAAGTAAATAAAGTTGAAGCAAAACACAATAATATATTCGTTGCAGGCTGGCGTCCATTTATTGGTTGGTGTTGCGGTTTATCACTCGCTTATCATTTTATTTTAGAACCAGTCATACAATATATTCTTATTGTTAATGGGATTCAATTTGAAACGCCTGAGTTTGATTTTAGTCAATTATCTACAATCGTTATGGCAATGCTTGGTATGTCAACACTTAGAACCTACGAAAAAACTAAAAAATAATATGCTAGACAATGTAAAACAAATGTTGCTTAAACATGAAGGTATGAGGACATATCCTTACAAATGCAGTGAAGATAAACTTACTATTGGTATTGGTAGAAACTTAGAGGCTAATGGTATATCAGAAGAAGAAGCAATGTATCTTCTTGATAACGACATCAAAAGAGTTACAGCTAACTTAGATAAAATGTGGGCTGTATGGAGAACATTCCCTGAAAAAGCACAATTAGTTTGTATTGATATGACATACCAAATGGGTATAACAGGTTTTATGAATTTTAGACAAACACGAGCTCTCATGGAAATGGGTTGTTGGTTAGAAGCATCAGAAGAGGTATTAAGAAGCAAGTATGCTATCCAAACACCAAATAGAGCAGCTTACAACTCAAGGCAATTAGCTTTATCAAAACAACATGAGCAAGACAAAGGAACAACACCAAAGTAGTTCAAGGCTTGGAGCTTTAGGCGAATCAATAGTAAAAACATTTTTACTTGAATGGTGTGACTTTGTATATGATACAATGCCTAAACACCCAGCAGATCTTTTGTGTGAGCTTGGACCTGCTAAATACACAATACAAGTTAAATCAAGAAATAAAACCCAAGAGGGTAAGTATGTTTATGCGACAGAGAGTTCTAGGACTCAGAGTAAAGTTTATCAACAATATCATTGCGATATCATTGCTTTTGTGTTCATGCCTGATAAACGAATACTCTTTAAGCCGAATAATTCTACACAGACATACTTTACCTTTCATTCAGATATAATTACTCCTGATCTAGAAATAGATAGCTTTAAAGAAACGTTAGACGTTTTATCACAAGTACCTACATTAAATCCCTTATTAGATGAGGCCGATAACTAAGGAGTATATATGATCTAGGGGAGTTATTAGAAATATCGACCTCAGATCTATTTTACTCTGCTTAACTAACAAAAGATAATGTATAAAAAAGTATACAATTATATTAAATCTATATAGAATAGTCTTATGTTAAATAAAAATAAGGAGTTAAATAAGATGAAAACAACAACAACACTAGATTCAAAAATGGATGAGCATGGTCATTACAAGCCTAATGATACATATCCTAATGAGACATATAATCCAAAAAGAGTACAAAAATATTTAGATGCTATTGATTGCATCAATGATAAGTATGGGCGACAGATAGAAAGAATAATAAAAAGAAGAGATGAGCAAACGTCTTTATATAATCTCATGATTTTACAAGAACGAGCTAAAACATCAAAGGAGTCAGCATAATGACTAGATACACACTACAAGTTCAACTACCTAGCTTAGGCTGGGTGGTTGCTATCAAGACTAGCGACTTATTTTACATGGCTAAGAAGAGAGCTAGATTAATTGCTCAAGGGCATAAGGTTAAATTAACTAAGGAGAAGAAAGCATGATTGAGAAAATACAAGTATTAGTTCTATTAGCTATTATGTGCTACCTATGTTATGGAGTAGCTCTAATTATCAATGACAGGAATAATAAATAATGGATATACATTTAAATGAAGTAGGCACTACTAAACCTCTAATCTTACCTAAAAGATCTATAAGAGGTTATTACAAAGATTTTTTAACAGGTGAAACTAAAGTACAAGTTAATGATAAAGAATATTCAGTTAGAGATTCATTAATTGAAATACAATACTTGATGGGAGTAAATAGATGATTCCAATAGAAGATATACCTAAGATAACTGAATGGTCAAACAGAATTAAAGTACTTGAGGTTAATAATTGGGGAGATCATAAATACACAAAGATTATTTATAACGATGGGACAATTAAAATTACTGATCGATATACTGATAAAGACCATGAGACACATATTCATCCATCAGCTCTTTCGTTGCAAGAATTAGCAGATTTATATTACAGGAGAGATGTTTAATGGTCGGTAAAAAAACTAGTTATGCTAAAGCAAGTTGTTCTACATTACCTGTAATAAAAGGTATTAGTAAATATATGACACAAAATGAATGGTTAGATATAGCTATAAAAGCACATAAAGGTATCGATCCAGAACCATACGAACAAACAGTTATACAAAGAATGGGTGATGTGCTAGAACCTGTTTTATTAGAAGAAGCTGCTACTATGTTAGGTTTAGATTTTGTAAAAACAGATCATGATGAGCCAGTCGAACATCCTGAAATTCCCCTTGCAGGATCTTTAGACGGAACGGGTGTTGCCAAAGAATTAACATTTAAAAATGGGCAATATCCGTGGCTTATCATTCCTGAGCAAAGCACTATTACATTAGATGGTCCAGGTGTTCTTGAATGTAAATGTACACGAGATATACCAACAAATGACTTAGAGGAATGGCGTGGTGTATTGCAATCAAAAGGATTAATGGAATGTACTGGTTATAATTGGTGCGCTGTTGTTGTTTTGTGGCAATCAACTGATTTTAGGATTTATCTTTATAGTCGTGATCCTGAATTTAAACATGAATTATATGACATTGTTTTTGATTTTGATCAAAGAGTTAAACAAGAATTATACTATTCCCCTGTAACTAGTAATGATGCAAATATAGTTTATAAAAAGGTACAAAAAGATGATATGATATTGCCAGGAGGTACTGATGCTATTATTGAAACAATTACTAATAATAAGAAAATCATTAAAGATCTTGAGAAAACAATTGATGACGCAGAAACAAGACTTAAAACATTAATAGGTGATGCATCAGAAGGTAAAACAAATCAATACACGGTTAAGTGGCCAATGATTAATTACAAAGCACAGCCTGAAAAAATAATACCAGCTAAAGAAAAAAGAAGCGTAAGAGCAAAAACATTAAGGATTAAACATCATGGATTATAAAGAAAAGCAAGTCGTTTGGATTTCAGCAGACGTACATAAAGAATTAAAAGAATACTGTAAAAATCATGGATTAAAAATGGTTTATGTAGTAGAGAAACTTATTAAGAAAAAACTTAATATTACATGAGTTGGCATGGCGGTAAAGGTTCTAAACGCCGACCAGAAGACAAAAAAAAAATAGATAACAATTGGGACAAAATATTTAAAAATGCCAGAAAAAATAAAAAAGTCAATAAAAACAAAAAATAAAGTAACAGGTAAATATGAAACTGAACACTTTTATGTAAAGAATAGGTCAATTGAAGAATTAGAAACTTTAATCAATAACAAAAATACAAGACCTAAAATAAAATTAAAAGCACTTAGGGAGCTAATAAGGAGAAATAAAGTTGGTAAACAGCAGAAATAAAGGTGCAGCTTTTGAAAGAGTTATTGTTAATAAAATAAATTTATTGCTTGAATCAAAAGGTTTAAATGACAGAGTTAAAAGAAACTTAGATCAATATCAAACAAAAGGAATGGCAGATGTTTATTGGAATAATTTTGCTATTGAATGTAAAAGATATAAATCTAGCGCTAAAAAAACTATGTATAAAAACGAATGGTGGCATCAAGTTGTTGAAAGCGCAGGTGATAAATATATACCTATATTAATTTACAAATATGATCGCAGAGATATTATGTGCGTTGTACCCTTGTTTTTAGTAACAAGTGTAGAAACACTAAATTGGGAGTGTACTTATCTCTGCCCATTAACAGAAATATGTGAAAGGTTAGATGAAATCTTACAAAAAGCAGATGGATTTAAATAGCTATCTATATGATGAAGATTTTGATGAATTTTGTAGGAAAGCCTACGAAAGAATCCAAGTTGCGTGTGATGTCTTTGGCATTATAAATGATGAGGATTATTATAGTTTTAAAGAACGGTGTAAAAGCCATCTTGAAACTGAGTATTTAAACAGTATTGATAAAACAATACATTAAACGGAGTATATTATGGACATTTTAGGTCTAAACGGCGGAGGTTCTGATTCGCTTTATATAAAACACAGTAGCAAAGATAAAGCCTGGATAACAGCTGATGGTGAAATTAACTTAGTACATTTGTTAGTTGATCCAACATCTATTCAAACAGGTTGGGGTATGTATGATGGTATGTATAACTTTAACTGGGATGAAAAACCTGGTGTAAAAGGTATACAACCTGGCCCTGATTATAAAAGAGCATTCAGTGTAAACATTTATATACCAGATGTAGGTACTAGATTATGGCAAAGGTTTACATGGGGAGAAGGTGAAGGCTTTAACAACATGTGTTCTACATTCTGGAACGATATACAAAAGAACCCTGGTAAAGTACCACATCTACAATATACAGGTAGTAAAGTACAAGAATTTAAAATAGGTTCTTCATCAATACCTGAATTTAGCTTTGTAAAATGGACTGATAAACCAGCTGATTTTAATGCAGTACCTGTACAATCAGAGCCTACAGAGAAGCCATCAGGTGGTTTTAGTTTTAACGATAATAGTAATACATTAGATAATCAAACGCCTGAGTCAGGTGACCCTAGATTTGATCCTAGTGCAAAACCATTAACTGAAGACGATTTACCGTTCTAAAAATGAATGAAGTTGACTTTATACAGTTAGCTCCACAAATCGGTAAGCAGTTATTAGGTAATCCTACTAAAGAAACTAGTAATGAGATTAGATGGGGCACTCACGGAAGTTGGTGCCTCAATCTTGAAACAGGATTATTTTATAGTTTTGAAGAAAGCGATGGAGGAGGAGTTATTTGGCTAATTGATCATTTTGGCCAAGATCGTGATGTTATTTTAAATACAAATAAACCTGTTATGCAAACTACAGTTACACCAACAAAAACACATCAATCATTTACATCAGATCAAATGAAGCAATTTGCTAAAGATTCTGTTGTATTTACTAAATATTCAGATGATTTTGTTGTTATGCGTTTTCCTGCTAATTATAAGATAAAACAGAAATATGCGCCATTTTCTAAAGAAAACAACATTTGGTATGCAAAAAGACCTAATAATTTAATGCCTATATATTTAACTCAAGGAGAAGGTCCTGTTTTAATTAACGAAGGTGAAAAAGCTGCTAAAGGTGCACAAGAACTATATGATGGACCTGTTTGCTGCTGGCATGGTGGTGTTAATTCATGGAAAAAATCTGATTGGTCAGTTATTGCAGGTCAAGAAGTGATTATCTGGCCTGATCATGATGAAGCAGGTACTAAATGTGCTAAAGAACTTGGTGAATATCTTATAAATCAAAAATGTAATGTAAAGATAGCTGAAATACCTAATTTTTTTAATGATAAAGATGATTTATATGATGCTTATGAACGTAAATATTTTGATAAAGATAGTTTTAAAAATTATATAGCTACGGCCACACGAGAGGCTCGTAAGGGAACTCTTGTATTAAGACAGATAAGTGATCTTATTACTAATATAAGAGAGCCAGAGTGGGTTATAGAAGATATTCTAGAAAAAGAATCAGTTGTAGACATATATGGAGCACCTAAAAGTGGTAAATCATTTATAGCTATTGATATGGCTCTATGTTCTAGTTTAGGTATTGAATGGCATAAACATAAGTGTACACAAAGCCCTGTTATATATTTAGCAGGTGAAGGTCAACGAGGTATAGCTAGACGTGTGCAAGCATGGGAACATTACTATCATCATGATTTACACACTTCACAATTATTTATATCAGACCGTGGCGTAAGGTTTTTAGATGAAAAAGATCATACACAGCTTAAAGAACATATACAAGATGTAGCAGAACAATTTGGCGACATCGGAACTATATATGTAGATACGTTAGCCCGTAACTTTGGTGGAGGTAATGAGAATAGTACAGAAGATATGAATAGATTTATTGAAAGAGTAGATGATTTAAAACAAACATTTAAGTCATGTATCGCATTAATACATCACACAGGACACAGTTCTAATGGTAGAGCAAGAGGTAGTTCTGTATTACCTGCTGCTGTTGATGCTGAATTCTCTGTAAAACGTAAAGACCCTGATGAAGAAATGTTTGTAGAATTTAATCAAACTCTTGTTAAAGATGGTAAAGCTATGATGCCTAAGTACTTTAAGTTTAAAGAAATAGACTTAATTAACTATCCAGGATTAACATCAGGTGTATTAGTAGAAGCTCCTAAAGAAGATATGTATACACAAGATGATTCTAAGATAGATGAAACTATGTTAGTTATAGCAGAATTACAAGCACAATTTGCTAAAGAACAAGATACTGATCCTATAAATATATGGGTAAAGCAGAAAGAAATTATAGCTGCACAAGCAGATCTTAAAGATAGTACTGTTAAGCAGAGAATAAAAAGACTTGCTGATGCAGGTAAGATACATCATGAAGATAAAAAAGGATATCAAAGCAAAAGATATGATCAGATTAAAACAGTTACATAAACAGTTACAATGGTTACATTTTGGTTACATTGTAACCGTTGGTATACTAGAAAAAGAGTTACATATTTGGTTACATACATATACCTATAGGTATATGTAACCAATGTAACTACTTTTGATACCCAGAAATTAAGATAAGTAACTATGAATGTAACTAAAGAAGATAGAATTAAAGAACTAGAAGCTAAACAATCAGATATGAAACTGGTTAATGCTCATAAAAAACTTTATGAATTAAAACTATATATTGATGAATCTTGGAATTTAGAAAGGTTGTTAAGTTGTATTAGACCTGAATTAAAAACAAGATTCGATAGAGCTTTACATCATTATGATGATAATATATTTATAACAAAAAATAAAATAGAACTTATTGAGATGATGCAAAGAGCTTATCAAGCATTAATTGATGAAGCTGAGGAATTAGGATTTAATAAATTAGATCATGAGTTTTGGTTTATTAAATACAATGATAAAGATTATGTTATTTGTAAAAATGATCAAGATCATGAAGTTGCTTACAATAAGTATGGAAATAAGGAAAGTGTTACAATATTAACAATACAAGAGTTATTAATAGGATTTGGCGAAGACTTGTATAAAATAAAACAATCACTTAAAAAGCTAAATCCGAAACTAATTAAATATGAAAGTATCAGTAAAAAGTAATATTAAAGAGTTTAGCAAAGATCTTAAAAGATTTAAAGATATTGATGTGCCTAAGATTACATATATATCATTGAATGAGACAGCTAAACGAGCAAAAAAGCTAGAACAAGTAGCTATGCGTAAATACCTAGATAGACCTAAACCACAAACAACTAACGCTCTTTACATTAAATATGCAAAGAAAAGCAAACCAACTGTAACATTATTATTCAGAGAATGGGCTGATGAGTTTATTAGATTCGCTGTATTTGGTGGTATACGTAAGGTAAATAGCACAGGTATACCTATAACAGCTAACAAGAAATTAAATAAGTTTGGTAATATACCAGGCAGACGTAGCGGTTTAGTTAAAGGAAAGAATGAATTTATTGCAACAATTAAAGGTCATACAGGTGTATGGAAGCGTACAGGTAAAGGTAAGAATACAAAGCTGAAACTACTAATAAATTTCTATGATAATCCTAGATATGACAAGATATTTCCATTCCACAGAATAGCTAAGAAAGCTGTTGAATCACAACTACCACTTAAATTTAAGAAAGTAGCAGATTACTACATAAAGAAAGCTGGATATAAAACACGATGAATTTTAGTAAGATGTTAAAGATTGGTATTGAATACGAAGAGAAAGTACTAAAAGCTCTTAAAAAGAAATATCCATTGTCAACAAGAATAGAAGGACAGTTCCTTGATTACGATATATGGATACCTGAATTACATAAATCTGTAGAAGTAAAGTATGATAAGCGATCTGAAACTACAGGTAATATTATTATAGAATTTGAAAAGAATAATAAGCAAGGAGACATACTCACAACAAGAGCAGATGTATGGTGCATACATACTATTGACGGATTCTTATGGATTAAACCCATGAGTATTGTTGAATGTATATTGCGTGAGAATTATAAAGAAATACAAATTAACAACGGACGTTGTGCATTGATACCTCTAACAACATTGTTCCACTACAGATTAAAGGATCTAGATACACTATGAGATATGCATCTTCAGATTTTGCGGTTCCTTTCTGGGCGATATCTATGTGGTTATTCGCGCCACACTCTGTTTCTAGACGTAGGTCCCATATATTCAGTTTAATATTAAACAATGGCAACTAGAAAAGAAGTAGCAGAACATCTGTTCATGACTGTGCAAAATGTTGGTAAATTGATTAATAATGATGTATTTCAGGCTAAATTAGGTGCAAATCCATTAGATATGGACCATTGCAGACGTTCTTACATAGCATATTTGCAAAAACAAGGTAGATATACATCAAAAGATGGAACAGGTGACATAACTGAGGAAAAAACACGTCTAACTAAGGCACAAGCTGATAAAGCACAGCTCGATGTAGCTGTTTTAGAAGGAAAACTCATTCCTACTGATCAAGTTGAAGAAACTTGGATCACTTATACATCAAACTGTAGAGGGCGGATGCTAACTATACCAAATAAGGTTGCACATTTAGTATTAGCATCAGAAGATTTTGCAGAAGTTGAGAAAATCATTAAACAAGCAATATATGAGGCATTAGAGGAACTAGCAAATGACCCAATACCGCAAGAATATAGAGAAAGTACTCTCGTCAACAAAAAAGATATGGAATCCACCACCTGATCTAACTGTTTCTGAATGGTCTGATCAATATAGGGTATTATCTGCTGAATCTTCATCAGAAGCAGGCCAATGGAAGACTGATAGAGCACCATATCAAAAAGAAATAATGGATGCTGCTAATGATCATAGAATAAATACTATAGTTTTTATGAAATCTGCTCAAGTTGGAGCTACTGAGATACTGAATAACATAGTAGGTTACTTTATTGATCAAGATCCATCTCCTACATTAGTATTGCAACCTACATTAGCTATGGCTCAAGCATGGTCAAAAGATAGATTAGCGAATATGATTCGTGATTCAGAAAGGTTGAGAACTAAAGTAAAAGACCCTAAAAGTAGGGATTCTGGTAATACTGTTCTTTCTAAAAAGTTTCCTGGAGGAAATATTAACATTGTAGGTTCAAATTCACCTGCAGGACTAGCTTCTAGACCAATACGTATACTTTTATGCGATGAGGTTGATAGATATGAAACATCCGCAGGAGCAGAGGGTGATCCTATTAATCTAGCTGTAAAACGTACAACCACTTTTTGGAATAGAAAAGTATTTATCACATCTACTCCTACAATTAAAGGTTTATCACGTATAGAAGTAGCTTTTGAAGAATCAGACAAGCGTTATTATCATGTACCTTGCCCTCATTGTGCTACATTGCAAGTTTTAGAATGGGAACAGATACATTGGGAAAAATCTAAACCAGAAACTGCAGAATATACATGCAAACATTGTGAAACAGTAATACCTGAATCTAAAAAGATGTGGATGTTACAAAATGGACAATGGATTGCAGAGAATGAAACTAAAAAAGTAGCAGGCTTTCATATTTCTGAGCTTTACAGCCCTTGGAGAACTTGGGTTGATATGGCTGTAGATTTTTACTCTGTTAAAAACCAACCTGAAATGCTTAAGACTTGGGTAAATACTGCTCTTGGTAGAACATTTGATGATCCTGGTGAAAGTATTGAGTATGGTGGTTTATTAGATAAACGTGAAACTTATGATCATGAAACAATTCCTAATGAAGTACTGTTGTTAACTTGTGGTGTTGACGTACAGGGTGATCGTTTAGAAGCTCAAGTTGTAGGCTGGTCTCATAATAATGAGTGTTGGATTATTGATTACAAAGTTATATTTGGTGATCCTTCATCTAATCATGTGTGGAAAGATTTAGATCAATACTTACTTAATTCATTTACAAGAGAAGACGATAAAGTTTTAAAAATAGTTTCAACATGTATCGACTCAGGTGGTCATCATACCCAGCAAGTGTATGCTTATACTTCAAAAAGAATACATCGTAAGATTTTTGCAATTAAAGGTTCATCACAAGCACAAAAACCAATCGCAGGAAGACCATCATTTGTTGGAAGATCGAGACATGTTTTATATCCTGTAGGAACAGATACAGCTAAAGAAGTTATTTATTCAAGAATAAAAGCAGAAAATGCTACAATACATTTTCCTGCTACAGTAGATGAAGAATACTTTAAACAATTAACTTCAGAAAAAAGAGTTGTTAAATATGTTAAAGGAGCTAAAAAGTTTCAATGGGTTAAGAAAACAAGAAACAATGAAGCATTAGATACTTTAGTTTATGCATTTGCTGCAGTTTATATATTGCAACCTAATTATGATCGTATTGAAGCATTAATTAAACAAAACAAATCAACACAGAAAGAACATGGTAAAGATGTTAATAAAAGAAGACCAAGACAAACTGGTTGGATTAATAGTTGGAAATAAATCATATAAAAGTGTATACAAAGGTATATTATCTTGATAGAATAGAACTATAAACAAACAACATAATTTAAGGAGTTAATTATGAACCAAGAAGAAAGAAACGAATTACTAAAAAAAATTGAAAACATATCAGAATCTGTATGTCAAGTTATAAAAATGCTTGATAAGAATCTTGTTGAAGCACTTGATTATGGTACCGACGAAGAATCAACTATAATTTATCGCTTTCAAAAAGAACTTATAAATGACGCTGGTTTTTATGGCAAAGAAGCAAACATTGCAATTCAGTATTTAACAGGTAGATTAACAGCTAAAGACTTTAAAGAAGCTGCATAATGATAGGCGACATTAAACAATTAAACCGATATTATCAAATATATCGTTTTATTAATAAAGCAAGTGATGAGAAAAAAATGTCTTACTTGCAGTTTAGAGCTAATTTTATACAAGAAGAATTGAGCGAATTATTTACAGCAATTGATAATCATGAATCAGACGAAGTAGTAGATGCTTTTATAGATATTATTGTTATTGCTTTAGGTTCATTAGATGCTTTTAATGTAGATATTAAAAAAGCATGGAAACGTGTACATCATGCAAACATGCAAAAAGAGATTGGTGTAAAAGATACAAGACCAAATCCATTAGGGTTACCTGATCTTGTTAAACCAAAAGATTGGCAAGCACCACAACATTTTGATAATATAGGTAAACTAGATTTTTTAGATCATGAAAAATAGAAATATAAATAATCATGATAATTGGGAAACTCCAGCATATCTATACGATGAATTAAATAAAGAATTTAATTTTGATTTTGATCCATGTCCTATTTGTTTCGATGAAATAACTCCAGATAAAGACGGACTACTAATTGAATGGGGTCAACGTAATTTTGTTAATCCACCATATAGTAGAAAATTAAAAGAAGCATTTGTTAAAAAAGCAATTAAAGAATCTAAAAAAGGAAAGCTGTGTGTCTGTTTATTACCTGTTAGCACAAGTACTATTTTATTTCATGATTATATTTTACCAAATGCTTATGATATAAGATTTTTAAGAGGTAGAGTTAAGTTTATAGGATATAATACTTTTGGAGAGAAAGTAGATAATAAAGCAGGCATGCATGATAGTATGGTTGTTATTTTTAAATAAGGAGTAAATTATGCATTCAGTAATAAGTGAAGCAGCAGCTTTACAAGAATTAAAAGGCGAAGATTATAAATCAAAAGGTTCAGAATCAAAGAAAGAATACTTTCCATACGATGATGCATCTTATTTAACTATGATACATACTAAAGTTAAACGATTAGAATCTTTAGCTTTTGAAAGTAAAACAGCTAATTTTGAATCTGCTTACGATTCAGTTTTAGATCTAATTAACTATGCAAGTTTTTATGGTGCATATTTAAAAGAAAAAAAGAAAAAATGAATGTATCAGACATTCGCAATACATTGCAAACGATGTATGACAAAGAGCAATTTATTACTGATAAAACAGGTTGTAAAACAATACAAATATTAGGAGCTAGCTTTATAGCAGATGAACCTACTATATTTGGTGAAGTCAATCAAGATTATATTGATGCAGAAATAAACTGGTACAAATTAGGATCAACTAATATACATGATATAGATTATGATCCAACCCCTGCTGCGTGGAAATATACAGCAGATAATAACGGAGAAATCAATTCAAATTACGGAAGATTGATATATTCCCCAATATACTATAGCCAATATGTAAATGCTAAAGAGGAATTACAACGTAACAGTAATTCAAGGAGAGCA